GTGTATTCAATAACTTTGCCAAATAAATTACCCTTTTTTTTTGCCATTTGTTTCTGATTGTCCCTCAATGATTAGTGGTAAAGGCTCATTGTAACTTGTTTGTTCAATTTTATCTTTTTGGTCAAGGTGTTGTTTTCCTAGCCAAATCATCATAGCAACATTACCACCTATTGCTTTTTCAAATTGTGCTCTTCTTAAACTTATTTTGCCCATCTCACGACCCTTTTTTATAAGGTGGACATAATTCCTTTGTAAAGTCTTGGTGCTAACATCTAAAAACTCTGCTATTTCTTCATATGTGCAGTGCATTTGTGCTAATTTTTGTATAGCTTGTGTATCTACTTTTTTAATTGGTCGTGCCATACTTAAACATTTATATTCACTTTGAATCTTTTCCAATTAATTTTTGCATCATATCGTTTACCCTGTGCTTGATCTTTAATCTGCATGGTTACTATGTTTTTTCCCCATTTTTTGATTAAATTTTCTACTGATGTTTTTTCTTTTTTTGCTCTATAGACTGATTGTAACCCACCTTTATTAGTACCTATAGTTGGTGCGCCGAATGATATTGTACTTGTTCTCATTGTAAACTGACCATCACTTAAAACTTGTAACACCATATCCCTATCTTGTTTAAGTTGTTGATCATTGTCGTAAGAGTAGGGTTTTGTCCTTTTTGTGTTAAAACATACAACGCAATCAGCATAACTGTTAAGTTTAAAATCTTTAGTTTGTGACCATGCAAATTGTTGATATTCTAAACTACCTATAGCGACAGGGAGCTTTTTAAACAGTTGTTGGGCTTCGTAGAGTGCTTTATCAGGCGATATTTTTACGTTTTTTCTATTTTTAGTTTTAAAAAAACCACTTATATCATCATCTATTTGCCACCACCAATCATATTTTTTTTCTGCAAATTTTTTTAAAAAGTTCCTAGCATAAGGTAATCCCATGTTGTTTTTTGGCATTTTAATTACTCTATAGTCTTCGTTTAAATGTATATATTTTTCAAAATCTTGTGGTTCAACTATAATGTATTTGTGACATGGTAAATCTTGTAATAATTTAAAACTTTTACCCTCGGGTCTATTTTTAGTTGGTATTAAAATAGGATAAATCAATGGTTCGTCAATTACTGTATTTGCCATAGCATAATGCATGTCAGACATTTAATTTTGCGTAAATTTCTTTCGCCCTTTCTTTTTCTTCATTATTAAATATTGTTTTGGTACCTTGTTTTGCACGATTTAATTCATATTCTGAGTTTCCACAGTAAATCATTTTTTCTCGATAATAACAAACTACACTAATCCTTTCAGAAAAACCAACTTGTTTTATTTCTGTGTTACCATGTAATTCATGTACATCAAATAAAGCCACATCTCCATCTCTTAAATTCAAACCTATGCCGAACTTAGGAATCACAGTATAAGCGCCTTTATAATTGCCTACAGATAAAACACCTAAATTACCAAAACCATGCTTAAAATCTCCAGCATCATAATGACATGCTGTTCTATAATTTCTATTTACTGTAGCTGTGGTAAATGCTGTACCTTTAATAACAAAATCTTGACTTGTAGCATCAGCAACTTTTTTTTGTAAATCATAATTGTATGGTGCGTATTTTTTATAAAGATTATCTATTTGTTTTATATAAGGTATCATTAAATTATATTCTTTTAAATGTTTTTGACTAAAAGCAGTCGTTCTGCAATAAGGTATTCTTGGGTATCTATCGCTAAATCCAACTGTACTACTGTTTACTGTTAATGCGTAACTTGTTTTTGATAATTTGCCATTTTTAATATTGATAGGTGTATATCTAGTACCATCAATCTTCCCTATAATTCTGTCGCCTATCTTGTCGCCTACTTTATAAAATTGACTTATTAAACCAGAAGCCATGCCTCTATTATTTGAACCACGTTTACCAGCTTTTCTAAATGATGATCTACTTGAATTTAAAATATTTTTATCAATAGCATTCTTAATTAAAACTGCAATTAATTTACCACTTTTATTAGTAACTATAGTATTTTCTTCTATTAAATGATCAATGTGCTTTTCAGTTATAAAAGTTCCTTCAAGTTTTTTTATTTGATCTTGGTCTAAAACTTCTTTAGCTATTATCTGCTTCATTTTTAACTGCTAATAAAACTGCATCGCTTATATTATCTATGTTATGTTTTTGCGATATTTGTTCTACTGCTTTTTTAAAAGCTTCTTCATTATTTGGATTAAAAAATAATTGAACCATTTTTACGTCATTAATAGCACCTGTAAATTCTTCGCCACCAATATCTGTATCAAGTGTTTCTTCTTTAAAAAACATTGAATCAATTTCTGAAGTATCAAACCCTGTTAAATCTAAATTAAATTTTTCATCACTTAATAATTTGATTTCTTCTTTGAGTAGTTTGTTTGACCATTTAGATTCCTCGCCACTTCTGTTATCCATAATGCGATAAGCAATGGCTTTATTTTTATCAAAATTTTTTTTTACAACAAAGGCAGTTTTTTTACCTAAAGATTTAAGTGCTTTAAATCTAGTATGACCGACCACTATAACATTATTTTGATCTATAACGATAGGTTGATTATTTCCGTATTCTGATATAGAATTTTTAACTTTTTCTACAGCTTCAGTTGATATTTCTCTAGGATTATTTTTATATGGTATAATCTGATCTAGATTAATTTCTTCAATTTTCATATATTAATTTTAGTCATTGAAACTATTACACCTAAAGGAAACACATTACAATCTGAAAATTCTTCATCATTTTGATCATAGGTGCTAAAGGTATGTAGATATTTTTTATTTTTTTTAAATAAAAAAGCATAGGTTGTTTTTTTAGCTGGTTTCATATTAATTAAATCTTCATAATTTCTATGCCCAGCGTCACCAAAAATATCTAACCATTCTATTTTATAAAAGTAATACTTTTTTTTGTTTATAGTAATACTTTTAAATTTCATTAATGCTCTAATATCAACTGATGTTTAGTATCATATATATCAATTTTATAATTTTTACCATCTTTTGCAAATTTTTCGTAGTTATCTTCACGACCTTTATGCAGATAGCCTAATTTTTGCATTCTTTCTATGAGGTTAGGCATTATTTCTTGATCTTCAATTTCCCACCTTTTTTCAGATAACCACGTTGAAAAATGTGGAATATATTTTCTTTCAACTCCTTCAATTTGTTTATTATAAATATTAATTATTGTAGAATCATCAGGAAGTTCTTCACCTAATTTTTGCCATAATTTATAAGCCTTAAATTTAGATCCTCGTTTACATTCTAACGCTTTCCACAGAATTTCAAATGATTGATCATATTTGTTTGTAGGTATAGGCATAGGTTTAGGTATAGGTGCCATGATGTTGCTATTAGCAGAATATCTTGCTTCTGCACCTTTTTTTCCAGCCCTTGATTTTCTTTGATATTTATCAGTTAAATACTCATGTTCTTGTACTAATCTTTTATGAGTCCAAGAGTCTTTGCCAATTTCACCTATCTGGAAAAACTCTTCTAATATATCATCAACTTTTTTTTGACATGCATCATCTATACATTGACATATTCTATAAGCTGATTCTGTTGTAAAAGGTTTTGTATTTTTTGTCCAAGCAAAGCATAAAAGTCTAATATATATGCCTATTTGTTCGTTTGTTAAATGTACTGTTTCAGCCGCAAATGTATCTGTAAATAGTTGCAAAGCGTGAAATTTATTTACTTCTCTTTCCATAATTGTTTTTCCTTTTCTAGTTGTATTATTTTTAAGTTTGTTTCTTTTAATAATTCGAGTTCTGTACCAAACAAATGTTCAAATGCTTTTTTATTTAAATGTATTGATTGATTTCCCATGTTATGATGAATAGGACACAATGGTATTGTATCATCATGACTAGGTCTAAGTGATAAACCTGTAAATTTTCTTATATGATGAACAACAACATTAGTAGAACCACAAGCAATACAACCAATTTGTTTTAGTTTATCAAAGCGCTCTTTATCTTTTTTTTTCATAAAGAACTTTTATTTTTCCGTTTGCGATATAATATCCACTAACTTTTTTTCTTTTTTTTTGTTTCTTGTTTTTTGCCATAGTTTTTATATACCTCACTTTTGGTTATAATTTTACCAGTAAATGAATTTACCCATTTAGCAAATTCTTCTTTTTCTTTTTTATTCATTTAATTTATCTCTTATTTTATAAACATGATTTTCAATAGAATTTAATTCTTGTTGAATATCTGCTTTATTAAATGTTGGTTTATTCATGTCTTCAAGTTCAATAAGTTGGCCAAGCCTTATCATTTTTAATATTCTTTTAAACGCTCGTCTAACATGAACATCTGACATATCAGAAACAGGTAACCAAGTATTTTTTGATCTACTAAAATACATTTCTTCTTCTTTAGTCGGTATCTGTGTCTCATCAGTTTGTGATATTTCTACATATCGTTCTGTCATAGCAAACTCCCTTGATTTGTATTTTGTTCTTTATAAGGTTTCCATTCAAAATCTACAAGTCTGTACATCTTATCATTAAATTTGCTTTTAAAATACTGATCAGTATATATTCTTGCAGATTTTAATTTATCATAAGGTATAAACATATATTCTTTACCATGTGTAATACCTAATGATTCTTTTTTTCTAAGCGCTTTTTTATATATGTGCTCTCTGACTGATACTTTCCCCAGCCATATCTTTTTTACTTCCACCTTTATCATTTGCTTTCCTTTCTAGTAAGTTTAACATTTCTAATTCTGATAATTGATTGTGATGTTTTAATTTTTGACCCTCGGTTAAATTACCACTATCAATTATAGAATAAGCATCTAAATTAAAAAAATCACTTATTGTAATTTTAAAATAACTACAAAATTTTTCTAATTTAGTTATTGGAATTAAGTTAATCATCTTTTCATACTTTTGAACTTGTTGAAAAGTTACATTCATTGATTGACCAACTTTAGATTGCGTTTTTTTATTTGATACACGCAAAGCATAAAGCAGTTGTGCTACTTTTACATTTATTGACATATATTTTCCTGTGAGTTTTGAGGGCAGAAATTGGTAAACTGCCCTCGTTTATAACTAGAAAGGGAGGGAAAAAAAAATGATGACTGTCCCTCTGCTTTTTAATATCCAATTTTTTATACATAGTCTAGTTTAATTTTATAAACTTATAATTGATTTGCAATTAATTAAAAAATTTACTTTTTTTGCGTTTAATAGTCAAAAATGCCTTATTTTACTTAAATAATACTTCTTTACTTTTATTGGTATTTTTAGGATAGTTTTAGTAACTAGAAAATGTTTAATTGGTACTATTCTATAAACTCATAAAAACCAATTCAGAGCCTTGGGCGTGTAATTCTAAGTTTTGCACCTCGTATCCTTGTTCGGTAAAAGTAGCTTCCAAACCTACTCTGGCAATATCAAGGTTGTTCGTTAATCCAAGGGGAGCCTCGCAAAGTGTGGTAAGACCTACAATGTAGATTTAATATTTTATAGTTCTATAACCTTTAGCAAGTTATACTGATGATGTTAGCTAATTAATCAATACGAAAACTAGAAAGGTAAATATGATTAGAATAAACATAACAATAAAAAATATACGACATACTGTTTCAATGCATAGTATTGATCAGTTCGTAAATTATTTAAGAAATAACTACTCGTTTCATGGTGTCAAACTTTTGGCTAAGACAGTTTGGAATTTAAAAGTGGCTGAGCCTTATACTCAAGATGGATACACTTTTAGTATTCAATCTAAACGTAGATCAGGCAACATTATAATGAATGGTAACTAGGAGGAAAAATGAAAAAACTAATGTTTGAAAATACTGCTAAGATTGGTGAAAAAATTAGAGCTTATGATTTTACACCGAGACCAGACAGAGGAGACTACTATATTGAGGGTATTATAACTGACAAAGGTCTTTTAGATTTAAAAGACTATCTCTCTTATAAAATAACTATTACTAAAGTTGTTCGTAATAATGTTGATGTAACTGATAAGTCTATTTGTAAATACAGTTATGTTCCATTTGAAACTGATACTGACAATTTAGATTTAGACTATTATCCTTATAATACTGCTAGAGTTATGAAAATTAATTAGACGAAAGGGGGATTTTCCCCCTCTATCAACCGTGGTTGGTTGGTACTGATGATGTCAGCCACATCAATTTTCTAGAAAGGAAAATAATATGAAAACAGGAACAGAAATAAAAACTGTACTAAAACACATCAATGAAGATAGTAAAAATAAATCTGACTATCTTGTTGATTTAAAGGACTTGGAAGTTGTTACTAATCATACCAACTATCCAATCTTAAAAGCAAATCATATGGATAAAAAATTTCATATGACTGACAAAGCTATCAATCAATTATGTGGTAAGCTAAAAATCGGTAGACAGTATATTCAAAAGTGTATGCCAGAAAGCGTTGATTTAGTTGCTCATAATCTTAACTTCTGGATAAATCGTAGAGATAACAGGGAGTTGATGGTTAGAACTTTTGATCATGGTCATAGCAATATAGATGCTAGAGCAATTTTGACTAACAGATACAAAAGGATTGACTGTGATGTTGTTGCTAATCACTGCCTTGATAAACTTATGGACTTAGACGTTGAGTTTAAATATTCATACTACGATGGGGACAGAATGAATATAACTGCTGTAACGCCTAAAGTTGAGGGCGAAGTAGTTAAGGGCGATGTGGTTCAAGGTGGTATTACTATTACTAATTCAGAAGTTGGTAATGGTTCACTTATGATCAAGCCATTTATTTACAGATTAGTTTGTACTAATGGTATGGTTGCGCCACAATACTTTAATCAGTTCTATGCTAAGCACGTTGGTGCTATAGTTATTGATCCAACCCAAGATGAGCAGTGGAAAGTAACTATTGAAAAAATGCAGAAGCAGTTAGAGTTAGTTGCAAAACCAGAAGTATTTGAGGAAAACCTTAAAAAACTTCAAGATGCTACTAAAAAGTCTATGAACTCACATCAAATAGTTCAACTAGCTAAGCGTCAAGGAATTACTGACTCTGAACGTGCTGGTATTTTTGAAAGGTTAGATCGTTATGTTGGCGATGAATTTACTGTTTCAAAATATGAACTATCAAATGCTATTACTAATATGGCTAATGATGAGGAAATGTCTGACAAGCGTGCTAGATTTTTCCAAGAGTTAGGTGGTCTTGTTGTATTTGCAAATAATCCAATGCAAATTGCAATATGATTGTATTTGGTAAAGCTGTTATAATTAACAAAAAAGTAGTCCTAGCGTTTTTGCTGGGGCTACTCATTGGAGTAATAATATGAGTTGGAAAGACAAAAGAATAGAAGCAATCAATCGTTTATCTAAAAGTAAAAAATGGTCTTGCTCTGACAACAATCCTTTGTTTGATGAAGTAATGGATATTTATGAGTCATCAGCTAAGACTAGAAATGAATATATAACAAAAAGGAGAAAAAAACGTGAAGAGGTATCTATTTTTAATACTATTCGCAACAAGTTGTTCGTATAAACCTGTTGTTGATACTTCTGGTCGTAGTGGTACATTTGATTATTCAAAGTCAGATGAAATTACTAATGACTTGCAACACTGTAAATATTTGGCAAAAGAAAACAGTAATGCTTTAATTGAAAGTTCTAAATATGCATGGAACTATTATTTTAGAGCATATACACTTTGGTTATCACCTAAAGCTGAATACACTTATAGTAAAGTTTATAAGAACTGTTTAACCAACAGAGGGCACTCTGTGATTAACTAGAAAGGACTTATGAATAAATTAGTTAAATCAGATTATATGTTAAAAGGTATGGTTGAAGATTTTAAGAAAAAACCTAATGCCAAACTTTTTAATCAGATAATAGGACTCAAGTTTAAACATATTAGACTTGATAAAAATATTACTGCTGAAGCAGTAGTAGAAGACAATAAAACATACTTTCATTCAATTTTTGATTTATATAAATTTGAAAAAGGTATAAAAACAGATGTGTCAAAATTATTTGCACTACAAAAATACTTTAAATATGATGTAATGCAATTATTTGAACGTCTTAACTAGGAGGAACGATGTATATAAAACATCAACTTAAAAATGGTACTACTTTAACCTTTGATGACGATAAGCATATTTATTATGTTAATCAAAAAAAAGTAGAAAGTGTAACAGGAATATGCGGTAATGGTATTCCAAAACCTCAACTTGTTGGTTGGCTTGTAAGCACACCTATTAGAGAAATTAAAAATTCTATTAATAGTATGCTCGATCAAGGTCAACAACTTGATAGAGTTAGCCTTGAAAGAATAATTGATAAAGCTAAAAACAAAACAGAAGAAATTAAAAAAGACGCTGGTCTTGTTGGTACTGTTGTTCATGGCTTAATTGAAGACTTCTTAAAAGGTAAAGAAATTCCAGATCAATCTGACCCAGCAGTCAATAACTGTTGGAATTTATTTATAGATTGGTGGAATACCCAGCAATATAAAGTTGTAGAATTAGAGAAAAAAATTTACTCTAAAAAATACAATTATGCTGGTACTCTTGATTTGATATTAAAAGATAAAAAAGGCAATCTTGTTTTAGCTGATATAAAAACAAGTAACCATATATCTTTTGACTATGCGTTACAATTAAATGCGTATAGAGAAGCGTATCAAGAGGAAACAGGTCTCAAAATTGCCAAAGGGTTAATTATTAGATTGCCCAAAAAAGATGGTAAGATTGAGATAAAAGAACTTCCATTAAACAAATCTATGTTTAGTGCTTTTATAGGCGCTAGAAATATTTGTTTGGCTATGGAAGAATATAAACAACAATAAAAAGGAGAATCTGATGCAATATAATAAAGCACAGTACAATAATAATTATCAGAAAAAAAATTATAATAATTCTGGTAATGGTTCTAATGGTGGAACAGCTAAAATTACATCTACTAAAAAAAGTGGTTGTATTTTAGAAATCAATCTAAACAATCAAAACCTAGTCTTAAAAGGTTTTTGGGATAATCGTTTAAATGGGTGGAAGTTATTTCCTTATTACGATAAGACAAAAACTAATCCACAGTTTAATCAACCTAAACAACCTCGTGATGAAATGGACGATCAGTTGCCACAATCTGAACAAGAATGGTCGCAAGGTTCTGGTACTGAATTTAATCCAGAAGAATACGAACACCAACTTGGTGATTAATGTCTGACGAAAAAAAAGAGTTACCTAAATATATCGTACACAGACCTAAGGATTTTAATCCAGATGTGATATTGGTATATTTAGACACTCTTGATAAACATTCTATTAATGCTGAAAATGATTATGATGAAGTTAAAGATCAAGTACAAGAAGTTCTTGACTTTGTTATATCAGAAAAAGTTAGCAATAATAACTGTTCTATCGCACAAGCAAAAGTTCAAGCTACAAATGATGAGAGGTATAAAAAAGTCAAAGCACTTTTTAGAAAACAAAAAGCCTACTATCAGTTGAAAAAAATTGAAGCTAAGAATGGACATTCGTATTGTGATAATTTAAAACAACAATCAATCAATCAATTAGCGATTGATAAATTAACAATAAAAAATTAACACTTTTTTTGTAAAACTGAGGGCGAGAAATCGCCCTTAGTGTTTTGTTACTTCTAAATCTGAAATATCAGTATCTTCATGGATGCCAGTATAACTAATATCGTAATCAATTAATTTCACATCATCTCTTTTTCTAATCTCAGCAAGCATATTATTTGTTTTATAAAAGTATGGATAGACATCTATAAACTTAAACGCAACATGAGTACCAAACGGATTGCTTGGTGCTTCAAGATTCATTTCTAAACTTAAAATTACTGCGTCTACTTTCATAGACACACAATACTATTTTTTTTTGATTATGTCAGTTGCTTTTATACCATAGATTGCGGCAACAATAGAAACCCAAAGACCAACTAACCAATAAGGCATATCATTTAATTTCTCAAAAAATAAATTTAACTTTTGTTCTATTTCTGGGTCTTCTGCAAATACTGAATATGCAAGCATAATGATAGGCGTGGAGAGAACGATCAACACAAACTCATCTTTCCAGTCTCCCTTCTGATTAGCAAATATTTGACCACTGTACTCTATTTCCCCACGCTTCATCTTTTCAGCATGCAAAAGTTTGGCTTCTGATAATGCTTGTTTAGTTTTTTGTTTATCAGAATAAATTTTGGCTCCTGTTTTGACTGCCATACCTATTAAATTAAACCACATATTAATCCTTTATTTTTTCTATAAGCATATCAAGTACATGCTTTGCTTTTTCTAAATCTTTTATTTGATCTTTTTTATCTTTCCACTTTAGATTGTATCTAGTTATGTATTTTACTGCATGGGTTTGACAGGCATTAAATTGATTTTCCATACAGTAGTCCAAAGGCTGAATTTTAAGCCTTTTATAGTGATTGCCTGATACTTGGTCAGAAAATGCTGAAATATCGCTCTGCGACGCTCTATGGCTCTTTAAAAGGGTGTTTTTTAGCTTATTAGAACTCATACCAGCTTTTTAATCCAATTACCCTTATTGTCAAGCACCATTGGTAGTAATCGTGGATAACCATTAATAATAATACCACACCCAAGTATAAATCTAGTTTTAAAATTTTTTGCGTAATTAAAAGCCATGCTTTTTTGATTTATGAGACAACCTACATTCATAGCAAAGAATAAGTTATCTGGATTTGCCCACCAAGATATTAATAGTTTAGTATGATAATGTCCTTGTACTGCTGACATTCCCATTGTTTGTGATACTTTTAAAATATCTGCTGATCTTCCGTGTGTAAAAAAACATCTTTGACCATTCGACATTGTTAATGTTAAATCATCAACCCACTTCCATTTTTTTGTACCTAAAAATTCTCCATATTCTTTTAAAAATTCTTTACTCATTCCATATTTTAGCGCTCGTCTATAAACTAAACTAG